CACGGAATTCCAATGTCTTCCTTTTTGACAAATCAGGACACATATAGGGACGGTCAGAACGGAGAGGTAGCAAACTCTGCTGCCGATTATGCTCTTCCTCCAGAAACCTTGTATTTTAGGAATACTCCGGTTATCGCTGTTAGTAACGTCAAGGTCAGAAGACCTGGGGTTTCATACAATCCAGTTTCCGTTTCTCTCGTCAGCAATGTGGCAACTATAACATTTGACAATATGCATCCATTTTCAGTTGGAAGCAAAATAACCTCATCTGATTTTTCAAACACCGTGTTTAATGGAAACTTTACTGTCACCAGCTCAACTCCGACAAGTATTAACTTTTCCAAAACAAATGCCAACATTGCTACAACTTCAGTAATTGATGGTGATGTCCAAACAACATTACTTGAAAACACTCACTATATGGTGCGAAGATACGGCATTGATTACTGGTACGGCGGACCAGACGATAAGGTCACAATCAGTTATACCGCAGGTTTTGACGGAGCATCAATTCCCATGTTTAGGTTAATGATTCTACGAGCAGCAACACGAGAAATGCAAAATATGCACGATGACGTGGTTGGTATAAAAGACCTAAATCCACGTTCTGTTGCCCCTGTAGAAACTGGATTTATGGAAAAAGAACTACTTGCAGTGAAGAGGTACCGCAGGGTCAGGGTTGCGTAAATGGCCAGAGGTGACGTCAGGATAGTAGTTCATGTCGACATAGACACGGAAGATGTAGAAGAACTTCTGGATGACATGAAAAAACGAACAAGAAAAATGAAACCTGTTTTCTATTGGGCTAAAAGAGAACTGGAAACCCGTTACGCTGCAAACTTCACAGCCAACGGACTCCCCTCTGGTGGTTGGAGCCCATTAAGCCCACAGTATGCATCATGGAAAGCGACCAATGTCCCTGGTGCGCCACCTATGGTGAGAACTGGAAAACTGTTTAGGAGTGTTACAGAATTAGAGAATTCGAGAGTAAATGCAGTTACGGATACTCGTGCCGAATTTGGTACCGATGTCGAATATGCAAAATTTCATCAATATGGCACAAGCAAAATGGCTAAAAGAAGAGTAATTTTTACGCCCGTTGGATTTTCACGCGACCTTGGCAAAACCATGGCGCGATATGTTGCCTATGGGGATAAAAAACAGATTGGACCAGAATAATGGAACTAATGCACGGTGCCCAATTTGCCAAACAATATATCAACAACTACCTTACGCTTGATATTCCAACCAGGTTAATTGAATACAGAAATGGGTGGAATCTCTCAAGTACCGACCTGCCGACCCCGGAAGAATTTATAACCCACGAACCTTTGGCGTTAGATTCTTGGCCGACAATCATCACCATAGCGATTTCCACAAACAGACTGGAAAGAATTGGCTATGGTAACGCCGACCCCCTATATAGGGTCGAATACCAGATGAGGACATATGTCTGGGTTAGGACTGAGGGCTCGCAAGAATGCACGGAAATGAGGGACAGACTTACTACCGTTGTTCGGTCAGCACTCCTTGACTATCCGTGCCTAAAGGCAACTGACCCTAATGATTTTTTTAGAATTATGATTGATGAGTCATCAATGCGAGAAGAGTTTTCTGATTTAACACTTTTGAAAGGTGACAGAATGCTCGCTGGCTCATACATCGCCTACAACATCCAGCTGGATGAAATTGTTTCTCGCAAATCACTGGGTACGGTTGATGAAATTATTCTAAGAAGCTATCCATCTGGTGCTGGTGAAGACCTGGATTCACTTGAGGGTGAATTTTAAAATTAAATAATTTTTAAAATCCCTTTACAACAAATCTTTCTAACAGTTGCATTAATAAAAGACCTACTAACTGTATTATTGGAACTAATGAATGGGATAGTTCCCAACAAGCAATAGGAAGGTCTTATGCCCGGTGTAGTCATTTCAACAGCAGTCAGAACTGGCCCGTCTTCGGCTACGGTCCGCGAATCATCACAACTCTTTGTTGTCGGCACCGCTGAAAAGGGCACATCAGCCGCTCCAGTATTGATTGAGAGCCTTGCTGAATTTGAAAATATGTTTGGTGGATTCATTTCAACCTCATATCTTCACCCAACAGTTGAAACATTTTTTGAAGAAGGCGGCACTCGCTGCTACGTAAAACGAGTCGTTGGTTCTGGCGCAACATCTGCAACCAAGGTTCTAAATACCGGTTCAGCAAGCGCCGCAATGACATTGACGGCAAATGGCTCGGGTGTATGGGCAAACGGTACGGCCGTTACTTTTGCTGGTGGTTTGAGTGTTATCGTCACACAACCAAGTGCTGGTGTAAATTTTGCAATCCAAATTCTTTTGGATAATGTTGCAGTTTACTCTACCGGAACTTGCACCTCAGTTAATCAAGCAGTAGGAAGAATTAATACAAGTACAACTGCTGCTCGTTACGTAACTGCAAGTGTTACGGCTCCTCATGGTTCAGCTATTTTAAATACTTTGGCTCAAACCATTATTGATGGTGGAGTAGACGGTAGCGCTCCAACTGATGCACAATTCGTCACCGCTCTTGGAACATTCAACGGAGCTCTAGGAACAGGCGCGGTTGCATCTCCAGACAACAATACCAGCACAGTCGAAACAGCAATTGTCGAACACTGCAATACAAATAGCAGAATTGCTATCTTCCATACAGACCTTGGGAGCAGCAGCGCTACTGCCTTAGCTAAAGCATTGGTGTTCCAAGGCGGAGAACATGCTGAGCATTGCGCTTTGTATTACCCATGGATTGAAGTTCCAACCGGTGTTGCTGGAATTAGCAGAATGATTCCACCAGACGGCTATGTGGCTGCAAAGCGTGCTTTGGCTCACAATCAAACAGGCTCTCACGTTCCGGCAGCTGGATTGCTTTCAGCTTCAAGATTTGTTGAGGGAACTGAAGTAGATATCGATAAAGCAACAGGCGACGCTTTGGACCTTGGTTCAGTAAATGCAATTAGAGTTATTCAAAATACAGTTCGTATTTATGGTGCTCGTTCGCTTTCGGCAGATATTGAGAACTTTAGATATATCACATCGCAAGACACTGTCAACCATATTGTGGTTGAGGCTGGAAGAAGTCTTGAGGATTTGGTTTTCAGCTCAATCGATGGAAGAAACACAATTTTCAGCGCAATTGAGTCACGTCTAATTTCGATTCTTGCTCCTTTGCGAGATGTCGGTGCTCTCTATGAGGCGTTTGATTCCAATGGCAGAAAACTTGACCCTGGCTACACAGTTCGCTGTGATGCAAAACTTAATCCGACATCACAACTTGCAGAGGGAACAATCAAAGCAAAAGTTGGGGTACGAACAAGTACTGTCGGCGACAAAATCGAAGTTGATATTGTCAAATCAAACTTAACGGCGTCAGTCGTTTAACGGAGGAATAAAAACATGGCAAATACAAAAGTTTCTCAGAGACAAATACTTGGAAGTATTGTTCCTGTAAACCAAAGTCACCCAAAATGGACTGGTTTCTATTTTGCGCAGGTTTCTGGTGGAGAAATCACAGCCTCCGTTGAAAAGATTTACGAGGGCAAGAGTCTTCGTCCGACAGTTTTGTGTGCTCCATCCGAGGTTGGCGATATCACCTTGACCGCCCACTACGACTCAGACCGAGTCGCCAGTGAGCTTGGCACCGGTATTGCAGCAAAAATTGCCGCCCTCCGTGCACTTGTCGGTAGAGCCGAATACAACGTCACAATCCAGAATTTTGACTGCGACCTAGCGGTCCCTGGTACTGACCGAGTTTACTATAAGGCCTTACTGGTGGGTTTGACCGAGCCAGACGGCGATTCATCATCGGGTGCTCCAGCTACTTTTTCTCTTACTTTCGCAATTCAGGACGTAGAGTCAAATTAATCGATTTTAATAAAATCGTCAAGAGTTCCGCCATGGCCTTTAGGCCTATGCTAGTTTTCCAGTATGAACGACAACAACTCACTCTATTCAACCGAAGAGCAACCAATTACAACCAAGGCAGTCAAGCCAGCCAAGGTTTCAACTCAGCAGGCTGATGTGGAAACTCCGCTTTCCAGGCTTAAATCAGTTATTGCAAAAAAAGTTGAACGCAGTGTTGTTTTACTAGAAGTACCGGAGCGCCCTGGCGTAAAGGTGCGAATTAGTCCAAACATCACTCAACAACAAATGAAAAACTGGCGCAAAAATGCTGGCGAAGACACAAGAAATGGTCTTGATGCAACAAAATTTGCATGTTCAGTTATTGCACACACAACTGTTGGTTTAGAAATTGATGGACAAGAAGTTCTTGACGAAGACGGCAATGAACTTACATTTGCGTCGCCTTTGGTCTTAGCTATGACCGAAACAACAAGACCACTTCCGGACTGTGTCAAAGCCTTTTTTGGTGTTGACCCACATATCGAAGCCGCAGCATTGGCAATTCTTGATGCAGCCGGTTATTCAGACACGGTTGATGCCGTGGACCCTATGAAGGGGTCTTCGACGAGCTAGTCGCAGACCCGCAGGTAGTGTCTGCAGCCCGTCTCGGAGAACTATTCGGAACGGACCCCATAAAGCTATTGGATTCAGACCAAGATGAATGGCTGATACGTATGGCATGTGGTAAAGTTATATCCAACGACCGCGAAGAGCAAGAACGTAAATCGAAGACTTAGTGGGGTATCCACATAGCTTGACGTCACTTACACTCACGTGAACCAAAATTCATGGGTGGGATAAATGGCCGACGAAAAAATAACTATAAAGATAGACGTCGATGCCAACACGACGGCTATCGAAAAAGCTACACAGGCGACAAAACGCCTAAAACGCGAAGCTGGGCGCTCTAGTGGCAAAAAAGAAATAGATGACTACGGCAAAGATGCTGCTAGAAGCCTAAAAAGAACACAGACTAATTTCAAAAAACACTTTGACTCAATAGACCGAGCAACACAAATGTTCGGAAAGGGTTTGCGTAAATTTTTGGGCATGGCTATTAAGGGTGTCGTAGCTGAAATGGCAATACTTTCAGCGACAATGCTTGGAGTCCATGCTTTATTCGCCGCCGGTAATTTTCTAGCAAAGGGTTATCACGGTGCCATGAAAATGGCGGCACAGGGTGTCGCCGCATTAACAGTAGTTCTGGCTACTGGCGCTGCAGCAATGCGTGAACAGCAAGCAGCAATGTATGCATATAGGGGCAAAGGTGCCAAAGAATTTGGAGCTGGCATAAATCAAGTACGTGTAGCTATGCGTGGTTTACAAATGGACCAAGATTTGGCAGGACTTGGAACCGAAGCGCTTAACAAAGCGTATGCGGCAATGTCTAAGACAATGTCAACTCCGCAAATTAACGCAAGCAATAAATTGTTTAAGAGCTTGATGGATTTTGGTTCCGCAGGACAGGACCCAGCTAAAGCAGCAGAAAAAGTTGGAGCGGTTATCGAGGCAATAACCGGTGCGGGTACGGGTAAGGATAAAAAAAGTCTTGCTCAAACGATTAGCCTCATAAAAGAGCTTGGCCCAGAAGCTGAAAAAGCTTTAACAAAAGCAAACGTAAAAACAAAAGAACAATTAAAAAAATTAATTTCTTCTGGTGAATTAGCAAAATTGGGTGGAGTTGAAGGCCAGTTCGATACCACAAACAATACTCTTATGGGGTCAATAAAGAAATTCATGGCTCTCATCAAAGGCGAATTTGCCGATTTTGGTTTGATGTTTCTTGAACCAGCCAAAGAAGCTTTTCAAAAAATATTTCAAATTATTCAAAGAGATATCAGACGACTTACGGGAATAACAGCAAATTTTGGTAGTGGGCGATTCATGGATGGCCTAGTTAATGCTGTTGATAAGGTAAGTACATTTTTTGTTGACTTAACTCAAAAATGGTTACCACGCTCAGAGGGTCAATTTAGTGGAATTGCAAAATGGTGGAACAACATGCTTCGAACATTTGGTTTGTTTAGGGAAGCATTAAGAAAATACATTGAACCAGCAAAAGCAATAGAGGCAGCATTTAAGCCAATATGGACAGCAATTAGAGACAATGGAATAAGAAATTTAAATTCTTTTAGAGAAGGTATTCTTCAAAATAAAGATGAAATTCTTGAATTTGGACAAAGAGTCGGTGAAGTTATTGACGCTGTTGGTGATTTGGCTATAGGTCTCAAAAAAGCTTTTTTTGATATTTTGCCAGTAATCAATGATGTACTAAAAGGCATAACCGATATATTCAAAATGTTTACTGGTCTTTTGACAAAAACATCTGGCACCGGAATGCTTGGTAGTCTCGCCCCACTGCTTGGCCTGTTTGTAATGAGTGGAAAAATGAAGAACACCCAGGGCGGAGTCATGGGTCAAAACGTAAATGCCATGAACGTCAATGCAGGCACCGTAAATATTAACGGTGGGCCTGCGTCAAGAGGTGGTGCACCAGGACTTAGCTCTGGACAATCCACTGCAGGTATGACTAATGGTGTGCCATCACACATAATGAATTCAAAAGGGCAACTTGTTCCAAATACTCAAGGAATTGTTCCGGGTAGAGGACTAATGGCTCCAAAAATAGACCAATTTGGCAACATGAGTACAGTTTTGGCCCCAACAAAAGCAAATTACGCAGCGCTGAATATGGGCGGCAAAACGCCTTACGGTAAAAAATTATCTGAATTTAGACGCATGAGAGATATGGCTAGATATGGAAGAAGCGAAACAAGATTTGGTCAAGGAATGGCAAAATTCAACAATAGCGGTATGGCGCGAATGGGTGTAGGGATGGGTCTTGCCGCAGCAAGCCAATATGCCCCAGAAGAAATGCGTGGCGCAATGGCTCTTGGTGGAATGGTTGGTGCAGTCAACCCAATGGCAGGTCTAGCTGTAGCTGGAATTGGTGGCGCCATGAAGGCAAAAGGCGCAGGTAAGGGCGCTCTTGCTGGCATGGCTGGTGGCGCAGCAGCAGGAGCAATGGTTGGCGGTCCTTATGGTGCAGCGATTGGTGCTGCGCTTGGTGTTGTTGCCGGCGGAATCATGGGTGGCGTAAATGAAATAAAAGCAAGAGCAAAAGAAGCCAGGAGCGCAATCAGTGGGGCAATGAGCAACATGCTCCAAGGCATTATGCAAAGCTCTTATTCACAATTTGAAAGGGGACAAGCAGCCCTAGAAGCTGGTAAAGATACTTCTGGTTTTGCTGGTTCAGCAATTGGTGCTGGCGGCAAAATGGCCGCCAATATGCGCGCATTGCAAGCCAGAGCACAAGTTGCTCTCAGAGAAGAAAGACTTGGTGGCTCACTACTTGACCGAGGAATGACGAGAGAAACAGGAACGAATGTAAATGCTCTTTCAATGAAAGCAGCAGGAAACACCTTTATTGATATAGCAAATAGCAGTTTATCCAATCCCCTACAAGCGGTGTCGAGCACCCTCGGTGCGATGGTTCCGGACATTTTGAATGTTGGTGCATTGATTGGAAAGATTCCAGGAGCCGAACAAGTTGGAAGTTTGTTTAACTCAGGGGTAGGGAAAGGCATTAAATCTGTTTTAGGATTCAACGTTAAATCTTCAAGAAGAGACGCAGAAGAAAAGTTTTTAGCTCAACTACAAAAAGAAGGCATTTTAACCAAAGAACAATTTGATAGCGCGATGAAAGACCCCGGAAATGCGGTAAATCAATTTGTTAAAGACACAGAAGAAAAAACAAAAGCATTTGAACAAATTGACGACGTAAATAATAAACGTCTAGAAAAACTAAAACAACTTACTGGGAAAACTGCTCCAGAATTAGAAAAATTAGCCAAAAACATGGGCGTCAATCTCTATGACGCGACAATGACATTTGATGACATGGTTACAAAATTAAAAATAAATATG